ACTTTCTCCAAGCAGTTGCATCTGCACCATTATCGACAAGAGTATTTATCTTATAATCGGCTTCTTCTAACAGAGGTGTTCTATCCTGTCTTAAAGCTTCCAATTTAAACATCGGTAAATTATCTAGATCATTTTTTATATCTATTTCTCTTTGTGCTAATTCTTCTTCTGAAAGAGGAATTTTAACACCATCAACACTTTTGTATATTGTTTCACTCATTATTTTTTCCACCCATACAATTTGAATGTACCTTGAGTAAAAGGACTTCCATAACCAACTCCAAATTTTATGCCATCAACTTTTGTATCGTATGAAGTTGAAGTACCATCATCTAAAAATCCAAATGGGTGTACATAATATGGTGAACCATAATTATCATCGAAACTCCAATACTGAGCATCTAATTCTCTAACACCTTTGTAAGTTGTTGTGCTACGCAGATTGTAAAACCTATACCAAGCATGAAATGTAGCTTGTGAATCTACACCAAGAGCAATATCAGTTTGATTAGCACCAACTAAATAAATTTGATATTGTTGAGTATACGCCCAACCACCAGTTTCCCAAGTGTCACCTCTTTTCATACCTATATGATAACCTCTGGTCATGTACTTTGTACCAGTTACTTCTGATCCACTTTGATTAAATCTGCACCAAATATAATTTGATGCATTACTTGAATTTGAAGTAACTTTTACATCGTACACATAAACATCATAATAATCATAATCATCAGTAATAACTGAAGATGAAAATATAGGATTAGCTACTCCTGCTGCATCTATTGTACTGAGTAGTTTTTTATGTTGATTGTCATCGTTTAATAAATCTGATTGTTGTGCTACATCTATTGGAAAATTAGAATTATTTGTATTTTGACCTATGTAAGACATATTAGCTCATCTCCAATATAGATAAACTGACCTCAACAGTAGCTGTTACACTTGAAACAATTTGAATTGCATCGTCAGCTTCTAAGACTACTTTTTGATTTCCACCTACTACAACTAGCGAACTGCCAACAGCTATGGGTGCATCTTTGATAATGTAAATATCTGTTCCACCATCTTTTACAATCTTTACACTTGCAGTAACCGAACTTGCACTAATGTTAGCCATTGTCATTCCAATGACTGTTGTTGTGACACTTGTGGCTGTGTACATGGTTACTAAAGAAGCAGTAGTTTGAGCAGTTTTTAATTTAAAGTTATTTGGCATATTATTATCCTAATGCGATTGCAAATGGGATTGCTTCAGCACTTGCTGCCGAGGCAAAGTCAGTTATTGTTGAAGAGGCTTGAGTATGAGATATAGCAGCACCAGTTGCTGAAGTTAATATTGCATTTGAATTTATATTGACTACTCCAGCACTTGCTCTTGATATTGTAGTGTCAGGAGTATTTCCAAATGTAATTTTAGCATTATCAGCAAACTCTAAAGAATTTTCTGAAGTATCCCAAACAACATCATGGCTTGCTCCTTTTAATGTTATGTCTCCTATTGATGAAATTTCCATTCTTTCAGTGGCATTGCTATAACCAGTATCAGCAGTACCAGTTCTAAATGATAAGCCACCACCTGTACTAACACTATTCCACACGGCTGTTTTATTATTTGCTAATTTAATACCACCCTCTGGTATTCCACCATCTTGTTTAAAAAGTATTTCTGGGTGGTCATTTTCATCATTATTATCAGTGTCAGCTTCTATTGTTAAAACAGCATCTCCACTTGTTCCAGAACTTATAGTTACATCACCAGTAAATGTGCCACCTGCTAATGGCATCTTTGTTGCTAATGAGTTTGTAACTGTAGTTGAGAAGTTTGCATCATCTCCTAATGCACTCGCTAATTCATTTAAAGTATTAAGGGCAGCTGGTGAACTATCTACAAGATTACTAATAGCAGTATCAGTATAAGCAGTAGTTGCTATTCCTGCTTCGGCTGCTGTTTGATTAATAAATTTTGATGACGAACTATCATAAGCTATTACTTCATTATCAGCTACTGAAGTAATAGTCACATCAGATAAACTATCTATAGTGCCTATTGTAGAGGCTGTATTAGATGCGGCTGTAGCACTATTTGCTGCTGCTGTTGCACTGGCAGATGCGTTAGTTTCGGCTGTCTCTGCATTTGTTTCAGCAGTCTCTGCGTTAGTTTTAGCAGTTTCGGACAAATTCTTAGCTGCTATACTTGCATCTCGAGCTGTTTCGCTAGAATTTTTTGCCACAACACTAGCATCTCGAGCTGTCTCACTAGCAGTCTTAGCTGTAACACTCGCATCACGAGCAGTTTCAGATGCAGTCTTTGCTACGACACTTGCATCACGAGCTGCCTCACTGGCAGCTTGAGCTGTCTGTGCATCAGTCTCGGCTGTTTCTGCACCAGTTCTTGCAGTTTCAGCTCCTGTCTTAGCAGTTGCTGAGTCTGTTGCACTGTTGGCTGATTCTGTTGCGTAATGCAATGCAGAATATAATCCAGACGTGCCACCATTTGTAGATGTCAATGTGAATGTAGTATTATGTGCTGTAACTGCATATTTGCCTGCATCGTCTTTATGGTCAGACGCTGTATTCTTATGGGTGCTTGATGTGTTTGCGTGACCTAAAGATGTTGATGCATGTTGGCTTGATTGGTCTGCATAGTATTTAGACGAGAAGTTAGAACCTGCTATGGCTGTTGCCATTGTAAAAGATGCACCACCACCTAATGCCCAAGCTTTTGCAGAACCAGATGATAGAGTTCCTGTTGGTGCAGTTGCAAAGTTTGATGCTGTGTCTTTGTGACCTGACGCTGTTGCTGCTGAGTTAGATGATTCTGTTGCGTAATGCAGGGAAGAGTAAAGACCAGATGTTCCACCATTCGTAGATGTTAAACTGAATGTTGTGTTGTGTGCAGTTACTGCGTATTTGGCTGCGTCTGCACGTTGGTCACTTGCCAGACCTGCCTGAGTGGTTGCTGTTGTTGCATTGGCACTTGCCTTTGCATTATAATGAAGTGCTGAGAAAAGACCTGATGTACTACCATTAGTACTGGTTAAGGTGAACGAGGTGTCTTCTGCTGTGATTGCGTACTTGGCTGCGTCTGCTCTGTGGTCGCTTGAGATTGCGGCTTGGACTTGCGCTCCTGATACATCGACAATTTTCTTCGTGCTTGACGAACTGATGAATGCAGATTCCGAGCCGAAGGTTGAAGGTGATGAAAGACCATGTACTAAGTATACGTCACTATTGGCTACAGTTACAAGGTCAAAGTTGTTGTAAGATGTTGATGTGCTGAATGTTCCTTCTACGCTAAAGAAACTTGTTACGTCTACAAAGCTTGCACTTGAGTTTGAGAATACGCCTGCTCTAAATTGTAGGGTGCTTGTTGTTTCATTGTATCTAAACTCAAAATTTTCTGAACGGAATGTACCACTGTTAGCAGGGTCGAATAGGTCATCAAGAAGGTCAGAGAGTTGGCGACCACCTATTTCTGCTGCTTCCATGTAGGTGTCGAGAATGTGTTCGCCTGTGTTAGCAGAAAGAAATCGAAGTTGTTCGCCAGTAGGTCTAGTTATAGCCATTATTTATAATATCCCATATCTTTCATCAATCTTATCAGTTTTGATTTTGTAAGTGAATATTTTTCTGCTGTGGTTACTTTGCTTTGTTCCAATGCAACCTCATTAATTTTGCCAACACATTCATCTATCGTGCTTTTAATTTGTTGAAACATTTCATTAACCTCTTCTTTGATTTCTTCTTTGATTTCTTTTTTTAAAGTCTCTCTTGTTTCATTTACATACTGAACTATGCTTCCTTCTATTTTTTGAATTTGAATATCTCTTTGATGACCTTGTGATATAGAATGTTCTATGTGGCTTTTATTCTCCTTGATTATTTCGTTATTGATGTCAAAAGATTTTTGCATCTCTTCTTTGAAGATTTTAAATTTTTCTTCTACAAAATTTATAACGTCACTATCCACCTTGACCACCTCTCATTGGAACGAGGTTTCCACGTTCTACTTCTCTGTTGACGTCCTCGCCAGACTTGACAGATGCGCCACGCATCTTCTCCATGATTTGCATTTGCTGTGATGGGGTCGGACCTTGTTTATTCATTTGCTCTTGGTTTACTCTGAACCTGTCTAGGTCTGTTATTCCCATTGCACGTATGGCTTCCTCTGCGATTTGTCCTGCATTGTATTCCATTGTTAAGCCTGTCTGGTTCATTATCTGTAGCATGTTCATCCAGGTTTCTGCGTTGCGTGTGGGTTCAAGGGGAAGAGTGCCGTCTATTACTAGATAGTCAATGTCCCCTTGAAGGTCTTTAGATACATCAAAATCCATGTATCCATCTTCTACCATACCCTCTAATTGTGACGGCATGTTTTCTTTCTCAAGCTTGACAGAACCAGAAAGAGCAAGGGCATCTTGTATATTAGAAACCATCATACGAACCATAGGACGCATTGTTGTTGCTGACATGATACGTGCTAGTACACCTAGACGCTGTGAACCGAGTTGGGTCAGACGTTGTATCTCTGTGGCTGTTCTAACGTCTGGTGTCGGTATACCTTGTTGTGCATCAGACGCTGCTGATACACGTTGTTTGAGTTCTGACATAGCACTTATATCGCTGAAGTGTCCACGTGTGACGTCTGGAACTTGCGCTATGAATACGCCATCACCTGGCTTAGAGCCTGGCAGAGTTCGAACGACACCCCAAGGATTTCTGTCCACAAGGTCTGGTACAGACACTTGTGTAGGGTCAACGAATATAAGATTGTTAAGGGCTGCTGATATGTTGTCGATACGGCTACGCAATAAGTAGGTTGCTATATCGTGCATAGGTAAAATTAAATCGTAGAGAGACTGCCCATAAGTTTTGTGGGAGTCTTGGTAAAGACCACCAATAACTACAGGCATCTGTCTGCCGTATGGGTTCAGTTGGAAACGTATAACTACGTTCTCGTCTAGGATTGTTATGACCAGATAGATTTGGTCTATGGTTGGTATTCCAATTTCATGTCCAGATAGACGTACCCAAGCTTCATCAAGTACACGTGAGTCGCCCAGTGTAAAGTAGGCGTGGTCTTTTCTCTCACGTTGGTTGGCTGTTGCAGGGTCGATTGAAAGTCCTCTGCCCTGTTCCTTGTGCCAGTGATGTGCGTTCCATGCGTTTCTTGGTGGCGACATCTTCTTACGTAGTTCTGGAAACTTACGTAGCTTTGGATATAGACCACTGTAGAGTATTGAGTTGTACGATACGTAGTCTGCAAATACTACGAACTGCATGTTTTCCCAATCGCCAAAGTTGACACGTGGGTCTGGGAATACTCTGCGTGGGTCAAAGTTAATCATCTGGTTTTGATTTGTCTTTGCGTTCCATACGACTTTGGTTGGTGCGAAACCATATCGTATGCTGTCGAGTAGCATCTGTGCAAGACGTGCTTCGCCTGCTGTACGTCTCATCTGTTGGTGTAAGACACGTTCAAGTATGAGTGATGCTTGTCGAGACTTTCTGTTTAGACCTTCAAGTTGGAACATTGGGTTACGTCCACCCAGTGCTGCCATGAGGTATGTTAATACTGTGTCTGCTATTGCACGAGTATCTGCAATGACTGCTTTCTCTCTGAAGTCTGTTGTGCCAGGCTTTACGTAGACGTCATGCGCTCTGTCTGCTTCTTTCCAGTGGTCGTACCTGTTTCTGATTTTGTTGTAGGACATGTCAGTCATTGACTTAACATAGTCTACAATCTTTCTTTCCTGTTCTTCGGTTAGGTCAGATGAGATGTCATCATATGCTACGATACGTTCTGCAAATTCGGATAGGTCAACTATAACCCCATCATTATGAGGAGGAACATAATCAGCACTTCTATAATTTCTTGGTTCAGTTTTATCAGCCATGTGAAAAGTATACTCTTTTAGTTTTAATTTGTCTTCCTATTAATTAGACGGCAATCCCCAACCTGTCCATTTAGATTTAATTTTTGTTGCTGTGTCTAATAGAGACTTGCCCAATGTTTCACGTGAAACATTATTGAGTGATGACATACTGCCTTGAAGTTCCCATGCTTCTGAGCCAACATGGGTTCTGGATAGTGTGTCTAGTGCTATTGTCATGGCATCTACTTGGTCGTCATGATTGGCAGATGGGAACTGAACTGTCTCGTCTATGAATGAGTCTAACCAATCTGCTGTCTGTGGAAGGTATACTCTTCCTCCCTCTATGAGAGGGAGGATAGCGTTCACTCTTGCTACCTTGTCGTGTACAACTTTGTATGGAATGATTGATATGCCACTCTCTCTTTTGAGTTCCTGTATGATTGATTGACCAGATGCCTTGTCTTCTATGTATAAGCCACGGAGTCCTTTTCCTCTCCACTTGTTGTTGAGGCGTATGAGGCGTTGCTTGAGTTCTGGGAAGTCGTACTTGCCACGGACTATTTCTATGATGTACATGTCTCCGTTTCTATCCATGCCTGCCACTACTGCTGCTGAGTAGTCTGCTGTCTCTGTCTTCTTGAAGGCTGTGTCTACGCCAATGACTAAGCTTGTAAAGTTTTCTGGGGTTAGACCTTCTGGAAACTTTTGCCACCATTCTGTTTTGATTAAGTTACCACCTTCTACGTATGGCATCTGTTGGTATAGACTTGCAAACTCACGTGGGTTGAGACGCTCACGTCTTTTGAGTTCGTCTAATGGAAACCTTTCTTTCCACAATGGTTCTTCTTGAGTTGTGGATATGTTTCTTTTGGCAGGAGATACTTTGGAATACTGTTCTGAAGTTAGATAGTTGGGGTCGTCTTCTGATAGCATTCTTCTGCTCATTTTACCTGACGTTACTTCTTTGATAGCAGGAAAGTTGACGTGTTCCCACCTGCCTTCTTGCCAATCTTCGGTCTGCATGAGGCGACCTGCAAGGTCGTCCACATGCCAACGTGTTAAAATTATTATCTGGCGTGGAGGAGTCCCATCGCTTTCTGGTTGAAGACGTGTAGCCAGTGCTGATGTGTAATAGTTCCATGTCTTGTTGCGTTGGGTCATGGATTCTGCTTCTTCACGAGACTTGATTGGGTCATCGACTATTAATAAGTTGGCAGGACGTCCAGATGTTGTACCACCGATACCCACAGCGAAGTATGCGCCACCACTTTCGGTACGCCACACGTCTGCGGCACGGCTATCTCTTGATAAGTGAAAGTCTTTGAAGGCTTGGTTCATGTTTTTCTGCTCTACCACCCCACGTATCTGTCTGCCAAAGTCTGTGGCAAGTTGTGAGTTGTAGGAACAGGACATTGTGAACCTGTTTGGCTTCTTAGCCATGTAATATGAAGGGAATAGGACTGTGCCAAAGGTAGATTTGGCGTGACGTGGTGGCATAGTAATGAGAAGGTTGTTCTTTCCTAGAGTTCCTTTCTCTAATCTGTCTAATGTGTTGATTAATTCTACTTGGAAGTCTGCAAGTTCCCAATCTGGGTACTGTAAACGTACAAAACCTATGAATGATTCCTGCGAATCCCTTAGTTTTAGTAGATACTTGGCGACTTCTGCCTGAGATAGTTTAGCCAAGTCTGTTTCTAAGCCTTCTGCTTTGCTTTATCTCGTATGCTGTCTTGCCACACTGCACTGTGTCTTGCATTACTCTCATGAATTGGTCGAATACTGCGTTCTGTATCTTGTTTGGTGGCACATTGCTTAGGTCTATCTGCGACATTGCCTTGCCTAAGTCCTGTAAAGTTATATTAGAAGGCTTTGCGTCCTTTTGTTTATTTGTTATCTTCAATGGTTTCTCCTTGAACGTCTATTTCAGACACACCTTGAGCGATTTGCTCTAGTTCTTCCCTAGATAAGTCTGTTAATTGTTTCATGTTGACCTCATGCTGTACAAAATTAGCGTTTAAGTCTGGCACTACCTTGTTCAAGAGCATTCCAAACACTCTAGCTTGGGTAGGATTCCATTCTGTATGACCTAATACTACTGTATGTGCAAGATTTATTTGGTCTTTAACGTATGAAGCTATCTCACCACGTATGTTTGCAGACATAGCAGGACTTAATTTAACTTCATCTATCTTCTTTGCTACTGCTTTCATTTGTTTTACTTCTTTTTCTAGTTTTCTACACTCATGTGAACAGAACTTTCTACGAAATTCATGTGATTTCCTAGTGTTAAACTTCTTTCCACATGTCTTACAAGTTATTTGTACCACGTTTTCAGACATTTTCAATAATTACTCCGATAAGTTGTGGGGGTGGGGAGGTGACTCTCCAAATTTCCAAAAGCCGTTCGATGGCATACCCCCCCCTAGCTCGTCTGTATACACATACATGACACACATATGACGCATGTAACGCTAAAGCGTTGAATTTGTTACGTTTTTATCCCCTAAAAAAGGGGATTTTCCTCGTATATGTGTCTGCACGTTTCAAAACATTAACGTACACACGCCTAAACAATACCTTCGCAGACCACAAAGTCAATCAAAACAATGGGTTAAAATCCTCACACACACAGACAGGTACGCACTCCGAAGGACTTTATAGTTGTCGAAATCAAACAGCCAAATGGAGGTTCTCATGGCGAAAAAAGAAACACACGTAGCACCAAAGGTGCAGAGTCGCAAGGAATGGGTCGATGCACTCGAACAAGGCACGAAGACGAAGGCACAAGCCATCGCACGTTGCAAGCACATGATTTCGAAGAAAGGCGATTCCTTTCACGGCAAACAGTGGACACTGTTTCTCAGCCAACTCGAAGGCAAGCCGAAGGCTAAGGCAAAGCCAAAGGCTTCTCCGAAGGTTGACCAATCAATCGCATCACTCAGCAAAGCTGAGTTGGTCGAAATCGTTCAAGCTTTCATGAAGAAAGCGAAGTAACCCACATGAGCAGGGACGCAAATGCGTCTCTGCTTT